TGGACGGCCGAGAGTTCGGCGACCTTGGCGGTCAGTTCTTCGACCTGTTTGGCGGAGGCGGCGAGGAGGCCTTCGAGCTCGACGAGCTTGGCGTCCTTGCTGGCGGCCTCGACCTTGAGGGCTTCGACTTCCGAGGAAGCGCCGACGGTGAGCTTCTCCACGGTGGCGCGGAGGTCGTCACGTTCGGCAGAGGCGGAAGCAACGAGGGCTTCGGCGGCGGCGAGTTTTTCTTCGATGGTCATGGTCTTAAAAATTGCGGAGGTGGGCAACTTGGCGGACGCGGAGTCTTCGCCGTCGTCGTCGTCCTGCTCCTCGCGATCCAGTCGGGCGGCCACCTCTTCGGCCCACTTGGCGGTTCGCATGATGTCGCCGGAGGTCGGTCCACCCCACAACGCCCAGGCCACGGCTCCCGCACCGGGGAAGTCTTCGTTGTCGGGCTTGTTCTTCGGGGCGTCCATGTCGCCGCGGTGGCGCTGGAACCACGGCCCCATGCGGCGGACCTTGTCCTCGCTGATGGAACCCTCGACCATGTCACGGGCTTCGCGGATGGTCTGGTCGGTCACGCCGTCCCCTGACTTGCCTTCGGCGTGCCACTCAAGGCCGCGCCGTGCGGCTTCGGAAACGTAGTCTGGGACGGGGACGGTCTGAGGCATCAGAAACTGGCGAGGGCTTCGCGGAAGTTATGGACGATGCCGGTGGCCAGACCACGGGCGGCGGCTTCGCTGCCCGAGAAGAGCTGGCCTTCCATGTCGGCGTCCTGCACGAAGCGGCGCTTGTTACGGACCGCGGCACGGAACTGGTCACGGGTCGATTCGACCGAGGCCTGAAGGTAAGCGCGTTGGTCGGGCGTGAGGGGAAGGCCTTCGGCTCCGGCCGCCTTGTGGACGCCGGCGGCAATGACCTCAAACTTGATGCCCTGGGATGCGTAGTACTCTTCGAGATTGGGGACGACCATGTAGACGCCGATGCTTCCGATCTGGGAGGAGGGCGTGACGACAAACTCGTCCGCCTGGGAGGCTACCCACACGCCGGCGCTGGCGGCCATGTTATCCGCGAAGGCGCGCGTGCGCTTCGGGAAATTGGCGACCTTGTTGGCGAGCTCAGGGACGCCGGTGACCGTGCCGCCTGGTGAGTTGACGAAGAGCATCACCTTCTCGACGGCGTCGTTCTCGGCGGCTTCGTCGAGCCAGCCGGAGACGAGGTCAACGTCGGCCGCGCCCATCATTCGCTCCATAGGGCTGACGCCTTTGCCGATCGGCCCCGACAGAGGGACGACCGCCACGTTGCCGACGACGTAGGGCTTGGGCGATTCGCCGAAGAGCTGCGCGATCATGTCGCCGAGGCCGGCGGCCTTCGACGCTTCGACGTAATCCTTGGCGCGGACGGGATTGATGAGGAGAGGCTCTAGGCCTCGGAGGCCTTGGGAAAGGAAACGCACGGGAGTTAGGGGTTGGAAGGAGGAGGGGTTGGAAGGTCCAGATTCTCGGCCACGTCGTTCGGAGTCTGAGAGACGGCCTGCCCCTGCTGAAGCCAGTTGAAGCCGGGCTTGTAAAGCATCCACACGGGGAGGTTCTTTTCTTTGGCAAGGCCAATGACGTAGTTCATGTCGTCGGCTCGCTTCTGGAGTTCGGTCCTGAAGTCGAGGCCACGCTGGGCGTAGAGCTCGCTCATGCTCAGGAGCCCGAGCTCGACGTCGGCGCGGTCGTTCGCGGCGTCTCGTCCGCCATCCACGGTCACGCTCTTCGGCGTTGTCCAGGACGTGACGTACCACTGCGGGTCGTCAGGGATCAGTCCCTTGGCGATGCCGTCGGCGATGATGTAATCCCAAGTCGGCTGGCAGAATGTTTCGATGATGACGGTCTGATACTTACCGAAGACGCGCGCGGCCTTCGCGGTGACGAGTCGAATGGACGCACCGCCTAGGGCTTGGGGATTCGCGACGAACTCGAACGGCAAGGAGCCAAAGGCGATGTCCCGCTGAAGTTCGGTCACGAATCCGTTAAAGGTCTGGCTGGGTCGCTTTGATTCCTGATGTTCCAGCTTCTCGTTTGGTTCCAGGACGATGAGCTTGCCGCCGGCCTGCTCGACCATGCCGGAGTAGCATCGGTCGCCTCCGCCGAGTTCGGCCGCCATGTTGTCGTCGATGAAACCGCCTGCCTTGTTGAGGACGCGCGTGACCTCCGACTGGTCCTTGACCGCGCGTTTCTCGGCTTCGAGGATCTCGTCGAGATCGGCCAAGCTGTTGACCGAATGCTGAAGCAAAGGGGTGCCTCGGGATGCGCTGGACGATGTGAGGTCAACGACGTGCATCACGGAGTTCGACGGCATGAACCGGCTGGATCCGTCGGAGCGGTAGACGTAATAGCCTACGATCTCGCCGTACTCTCCGAACTGCACGCCGTCCCAGCATCGGTCAGGCGTGTCACGGTCGGCAGGGTCGCCCACTCGGTGACATTCGATGATTTGAATCTTCGCCTCGTCTCGGCCGTTGCGGACCTTGGCTGCGAAGCAGTCGCCGTCACGGATGAGCGCCCGGACTAGCATCCCCTGGCACTGGTAGAACGAGAAGCGGTTCGTGATGTCGATGCGCTTGGCCTGCTCTGCGAAGTATTCCTCATAGGCCTTTGCGGCCTCGGGCGTGCTCGCGTGGGACTGCGGACGGATTCCATCTCCCGAAGTGTACAAGACCATGTCGTTGAGGATTTGGTTGTACATCCCGTAGTTGCGTTCCGCGTTGCGGCACTTGCGCACCATCACGTTGCGATCGCGGGAACGGAGGTCTCGACGGGCGTCCACGTTGGACCCCATGTAAAGGATTTGTCGGCCGTTGCTCTGGGTCACGCTTTCCCATCGAGGGCCAGCCGGATAGCCTCCGCCGCCGAAGGTTTCCGAGTAAGCCTGTTGCTTAGGCGCAGGACCGCCGGCGATGGCCGGATTCTTCGGCGCCTTGGTGGCAGGCTTTACGACTTTCTTCTTCGTAGACTTAGAGGCCATAGTTGGAGTCGTTGTTACGGTTGTCGTAGCGGACGTTGATCACGTTCCGACGGCGACCATACTTGGCAGGATCGAGCTGGCTGAGCGCGCCCAGGGCTTCCGCAAGCATCTCCTTGGGCGGGAGGGCGAACTGCTTCGTGGCCGAACTCGAGGAATCGGCGTACGACATGAGCACCTTGCCCTGCATGATCATCTCGACCGCCTTGGTCTTGATGGCCAGCAGCTCGTCTTCCGATAGTCCGATGAACAATCCTTGCATAAATCTGCGGGTCTAGGCAACGGGTGGGAGGGACGGCCCCGACCCTATGCCTCCGCAGGCGCACATCCTGCGACGCTTCAGAACCGTCCCTCTTGCCTTCATGTTGACGAACCTTCCCCGGGTTGCAAGTCGTCCGCGGTGGCTTCCCGGCCGACGACGCCCCAACGGACGGCGACCAGCAGGCAAAGGATTTCGCAGTCGAGGGCGTGGTTGTCCCGCTTCCCCTGGGGGAGAATCCAAGTGGCCTTGCCAGTCCGACGATCTCGGACGCGGACCTCACTATTGAGTTGGTCCACATACTCGGGGGAGGCATCACGGGCGAATCCGAAGACCTTCCTCGACCTCAGGCCGTGGAGCAAATCCTTGGCCTGGACGTTCGAGAACGAAATGAGCCACGCGCGAGCCGTGGTCCCCGGCACAAGGATGGCCTGCTTCTCCGAATAAAATCGGCGGACGGTGTTCCCGTCCCGGTCGCCCACGGCGAACGTCTCAGCGCCTGAACCCTTCGAGCACTTCCAGCCGCGGATCGCAGTCTGCTGGTAGACGAGTTGCGACTGGTCACCTGAGTCCACCATTACCATCGCCTTATGGGCTCCCACTTTCTTGACGAACTCGTCCAGGTCTTGCCACGTCTCCAGCTTCTCAAACGCCATCAGGCGACTATGGCCTGACTTGGCGAACCTCCGGGCAACGGCATAGAAGTGTCCTCGCTGCACGTCGATTCCGACGACGCGGAAAGGGATGCTCCCGTTCGGCGCTCCCTCTCGGTCAACGACCTTCCCCGCCGGCGTGATGACCGCCTCGGCTTCCCAGTCATCGGCCATCGCATAATCGGACGACTCGGTCGAGACGACCATCGCACCGCCATCGTCGCTCCAAGGGATGGCGAGATACTTGGTCTTGAAAATCTTACGCCCCTCTTCATCGCCGTAGGCTTCTGAGGCTTCCTTGCTCTTGATCATGTCCACGGCAAGCGAGCCCCAGCTCGTCGAGGCCAAGGCGTTGACGTGCGTCCCGACCCAGCCCGTCTTCTGAGGCTGGGCCATCTGCACGAACTGAGCGCCGTTCTCCACGGCGTTGCAGGCGATGCGTGTCTCGTTCGTATCGGGCAGGCGCTCCTTGCAGCCGGCGCATTCGTAGGTCGTGTTCTTCTCGACCATCAGGTGGTTCCATCCCGCCGGGCTTTTGGCCTGCTCGGGAAACCTGACGAACGCCCAGTCCCAGGGCTGGAGCTTCCCGCAGCACGGACACACGAAGTTCCATTCGTGTTGCGTGGTCATCTGCCAGATGTTGTCGAGGTCGTCGCCCACCATGCCGGCCTGCGACAGATACAGTTTCTTGGCCGTCCATTCGTAGGCCTTCGTTCGGGCCATCGACTGCGCCACCGCCCCTTTCTTCCAGAGCCAGATTTCGTCGCCGATGACGTACCGCGTCGAGATGCGCTGCAAGTCCTTCTCCGTCGTGGCCGAGTTGTTGTAGACGATCGTCCCGTCCGCAAAGTCGATGATGTCGCTCTTCGGGTTATCAGCCGGCGAGATGTGACGACGCACCTCCTCGACCATGTTGAACATCGGCCGAAGGTAGCGGATGGTGAAGTCCGCCGCGTTCACCTGGTTGTCCATGTAGATGACCATGTTCCCTCGGTCGTTGGCCATCAGGTAAGTCGCCGCGAGACGGGCCTTCAAGGTCTTGCCCGTCTGAATCGACCAGAGGTCAACCATCGTCCGCGTCGATGGGTCGAGGAACAGGCGCAGGCTTTCCGCGATCCACGGCCAGCGGCTCGGGTTGTATCCGCCGGCGAACGCACCGGCAGGGACGCGGGTGATGTTCCTCGCCAGCCACTTCACCGGGTCGGCGTTGTCGGGCGGCGTCAGGGATTCGCGGCCGATGGCAAGGAGTTCGTCCTTAGTCATAGAGGCCTGCCTCCTTCAGCAGACGATACAGCTCCTTTGAAACCTCCGACCATTTGCGGCGCTTGTCCTTGTGCGGTCGCGTCGGCTTAGGCATCGGCTTGCGCCTTGGCTTAGGCTTGCGCTTCGTCATGGCCGCTGAGTTTTTCCCGCACCTTGCGGACGTAGGCCTGCAAGACGGCGATGGCCTTGGGCGGGTCGTTCGGGTTGCACGCCTCGCCGAGCTCGCTGGGCATCCGCTCCATCGCCTCGATCCATTCGCCCGTCAGGTGAAGCATCGCCTCCTTTGCTTCGGAGGCCTTGATGTATTCGCGAGCCATCAGCGCACGACGCTCGGCCTCGGCCTCCAGGTCGATGAGCTTGGCGGTCGCCTGGTTGTACTGCGTATGGTACTTCGATTGGTCGCGGTCGCCCGTCTCCATCGCCGCCTGCCAGACGTCGCGCGCTCGGCTGACCAGGACGTTCTGTCTCGCGATGCGCTGCTGGATCGTCCCGTCGTCGAGCGACGCCACGGCCGGCACGGGAGCAGACGCGGCACGCTCCGCCGCCCGGGCTTCCCGCCAGGCGTTCGCCGCTTCGACGCTGTCGGTCGGCATCCCTTCGCGGCGTAAGACGCCCACGCGCT